CGAAAACACGGAAGTACCCGATCAACACCGCGAAACGGGCGCGCGCCGCGCTCTCCTACTCCGCACGCAAAGGCACCGCCGGCTCCTACAGCCACGTCCTCAAACGGATCAAACAGTCCTCGAACGCGAGCGTCCGCGCGGTCGGGAAACGCTCAACGAAAAAATGAACGACGACCAGCTCAAAGGCGGTGTGCTTGAAGACTGGATCGACGTCGACGACGACACCGACCTCGTCGTCGAACACCGGCTTCGCATAACACACAAAAAACCCCTGCAAACAAGCTGTTTTTTTGGGGCACCCCCCCGGCTGACCCGGCCTCAGGAAATCCGGCACTCTCTTTAGATGTCGGTGGAGACAACACGGGTTCGGGGGAAGACGGCGGCGTCGGGGTACGGTGGGACGCATCAGGCGATTAGGCGGCGTCTGGAGCCGTTGGTGCTTGCTGGTGGTGTCAGGTGTGCTCGCTGTGGTGAATTGATCGGGGCGGGGGAGCGGTGGCATCTGGGTCACACGGATGACCGGTTGGGCTATTCGGGGCCGGAGCATGTGTGGTGCAACGTCGCGGCTGGGAATACGGCGCGGTCGGCGGGGCCGGCGTTGTTGGCGGTTGTGGAGCCGGAACGCGATGGGGTTGTTGCGTCGGATGAGCGGTGGGCGGTGCCGTGGCTGAAGCGGTTCCGGAAGGTGCCTGGGGATGCGGTTTGGCCGCGGTATATGACGCTCCCTCATCCGCGGGCGGTGGGGTCGATCGGCCCGGCGTTTATCAAGTGGGCTGAGGCGCGGGAGGGTCGTGAGTTGCGTTGGTGGCAGCGGCTCGTTGCGACCCGTTTGCTCGAGGTCGACAGGGATGGCCGGTTGGTGTGGGAGACGTTGATCTTGACGATGGCCCGTCAGCTCGGGAAGTCGTGGCTGTTGCGCGAGTTGTTGTTGTGGCGTGTGCATCAGGGCAAGCGGTTCGGTGAGCCGCAGGATGTGCTTCATACGGGCAAGGATCTCCAGGTCTGCAAGGAGGTGTTGCGGCCGGCGCTGTACTGGGCTTTGGACCAGCCTGGGTACAAGGTTGGGCGGGCTGCCGGGGAGATGTTCATCGAGCGGCTCGATGATCATTCGCGTTGGTTGCTTCGGTCGCGTGGCGCGGTGTACGGCTACTCCGTCAGCGTGGGTGCGGTCGATGAGGCGTGGAAGGTGAGGCCGGAGATCGTTGATGAGGGGTTGGCGCCGACGATGGTGGAGCGGGAGCAGCCGCAGCTGTGGTTGGTTTCGACGGCGCATCGGGAGGCGACCGCGTTGATCTTGACGCGACGGAAGGTTGCGCTCGCGAACCTTGAGCGCAGCGATGGTGATCTGCTGATCGAGTGGTCGGCGCCGAGAGCGTGCGAGCTCGACGATGTGGCGGGCTGGCGAGCGGCGTCGCCTCATTGGACGCGGCAGCGGGAGAGGCTGGTCGGGAGACAGCTTGAGGCGGCGAGGACGGGTGAGGCCGAGCTGGTTGAGGATGAGGCTGACCCGGTGGAGGCGTTCCGAGCACAGTGGCTGAATCAGTGGCCTGACCGGTCGATCCCAACGGGGACGGGTGAGCCGTTGCTGCCGGCCGGGTTGTGGGACTATCTCACCGATCCGGGGTTGGTCGATGGCGGCCCGTTGTTTGTTGCGGTTGAGGACGATTTCGGGAACGGGGCTGCGGTCGCGGCGGCGTCGGTGCTCGAGGACGGAAGGATCGAGGTTGACGGGTGGGCGTGCCCGGATTGGGATTCCGCGATTCTTGATGTGCAACGGTTGGCGGCGCTGAGACCGGTTCGTCAGACCGTGGTCGGTGCGTCGTTGCTGACCCGGGTTCCGGCTGGTATGACGCCGCCCCCGAGAGCGGTGGGCCAGGCGGAAACCCGGGTCGGGCTGCCTTTGCTTCGTGACCTCGCCGCCGGCGGGGTGCTCGTTCATGACATCAACCCGGCGCTCGACCAGGCCGTCACCGCGGCACGTGTGAAAGAGCTCCAGACCGGGCTTGCGCTTGAGCGTGGCCCCGGCTACCCGCTGGTGAAGGCGTTGGTGTGGTCGGTCGGGATGGCGCACAGACCGCTACCGGTCCCGGTGGTGTTCTAGGTGGGGCTGTTCAACCGTGCGATCCGGCCGCCCGACTGGGACTCGGTTGTCCCGAACCCGAACGACCCAGCTGCTGTGCCACCCTCAACGGTCGGCCCGGATCAGCTTGTCGTGCCGGGTGACCCGGACGGCGTAACCCTCGACGACAGCACCAGCCCCGCCTGGGTGCCGCCGAGGATCGTCGCGTCGGGGTGGTCGGGGTGGCCGGCGGACTGGTGGCCGCCGAACTGGCAGTCGAGCCGGTTCCAGGCATTGACGGACACGGTGTGGATGTGCGTCGACCTGAACGCGTCGCTGCTGTCGACGATGCCGCCGTACCTCGTCGATGCCGCACCGACGTTGAACGCGGACTGGCTCAACAACCCCGACCCGGACATCTACACGTCGTGGACGGAGTTCGCGAAGCAGCTGTTTTGGGACTACCAGCTCGGCGAGGCGTTCGTGATCTCGACCGCGACCTACGCGACCGGGTGGCCGGCCAGGTTCCATGTTGTGCCGCCGTGGACGGTGAGCATCGAGCTCGAGCAGGGGCGGCGCCGTTACACGATCGGGAGCCAGGACGTCACCGGCGAGATCCTCCATCTCCGCTACCAGTCGTCGGTTGACATGGCGCATGGGAAAGGCCCGCTGGAGGCTGCGGGGGCGCGTGTGCTGGCCGCGCAGGTGCTCACCCAGTACGCGACCCGGCTTGCGTCGGGTGGCGGGATCCCGAGCTCGGTGCTGGAGCATCCCGAGGAGTTGTCGGCGGTGCAGGCGCAGCAGCTGAAAGACCAGTGGGTGCAGGCGAGGGTCTCGTCGATCGGCGAGCCGGCCGTCCTCTCCGGCGGGGTGAAGTGGACACCGACCCAGCTCAACCCCAGGGACATGGCGCTGCATGATCTGCTGACGGTGAACGAGTCGCGGATCGCGGTGATGTTCGGGGTGCCGCCGTTCATCGTCGGGTTGCCGTCCGGGGGCGACTCGATGACCTATTCGAACGTGACGAGCCTGTTCGACTATCACTGGCGGGCCGGGTTGCGGCCGAAGGCGCAGTCGGTGATGGATGCGCTCTCGGGGTGGCTGCTCCCGAGGGGGACGAAGGTGGAGCTGAACCGGGACGAGTACATCCAGCCGGAGCCGTTGGAGCGGGCGCAGACCGCGCAGATCCTCGCCGGGATCGTCGACCCGGTCACCGGCCGGCAGGCGTTGACGGTCGACGAGATCCGCGCGGCGGAACGGCTCGACGACACCGTCCCCTCGAACGTCGCTCAAGGAGTGCTGCGATGACCAACGAGTTGGAGTTCCGCTCGGCCGAGCTCGCCGCCGTCGACTTCCCGAAACGAACGATCGAGGTGATCGTGACACCGTGGGAGCAGGAAGCCGAGGTCGAGCACAAAGGCAGGATGATCCGTGAGATCTTCAGCCGCGGCGCCTACGACGGGATCGAGCGGCGCCCGAACCGGATCCGGGTCAACCGCGACCACGACATCCGGCGGATGATCGGGCGCGCGGTCGCGTTCCACCCGACCCGCGACGAAGGGCTCGTCGGCGAGCTACGGATCGCGCGGACACCGTTAGGCGACGAGACGTTGGAGCTCGCCGACGAGCGGATCCTCGACGCGTCGGCCGAGTTCGCGGTGATGCCCGGCGGCGAAACCTGGACCGGTCGGGTCCGCCGGATCACGAAAGCGTGGCTGGGCGGGGTCGCGTTGACACCGATCCCCGCCTACAAGGACGCGAACGTTCTCGCCGTCCGCACCACCACACCAGCCGGTGAAACAGAGCGACCGTTGACACCGAACCGTGACCGGCTCGAGCTGATCCGGTTCCAGGAGCTGTACGCCGACATCAACCGCCGCTATGCTCCCCATTAGCGGACTGAACTACCTGCCGTTGTAGACCACAGGGTGGGCCGGCAGTAGCGGGGGACGACCGCGAGCTTCGAAGCGAAGTCCTGTTTCGACTTGCGATTGGAGGTCCCCCTGTGACCGCAACAGACACGATGCTGGCGCGCTACGCGCAGGAAATCAGCGACCGTCAGCAGTTCATCGACAACCTCGTCGAGTCCGCGAACGGCGACGACCTCTCCGACGAGAAGATGGAGCTCGTCGAGGACGCCAAGAACCGGATCATCGACATCAACAAACGGATGGGGCCGCTCGAGGAGCACCGCCGGATCGCCGGGGAGTCGCAGGAGCGGCTCGCTGCGCTCGCGAGGTACATGCCGCCGGAACGGCCCAAGGAAGTCGAGTACCGCTCCGCCGGCAGCTACACCCTCGACATGTGGCGGGCCGGGCTCGGCAGCGACGAGGCCAAGCAGCGGCTCGACATCTACAACCGCGCCGCCGCGCACCAGACGACCAGCGACAACCCCGGCCTGCTCCCCGAGCAGATCCTGGGGCCGGTCGTCAACTTCATCGACGCCGTCCGCCCGGTCGTGTCGGCGATCGGGCCGCAGCAGCTTCCCCGCGGGTCGTGGTCGCGGCCAAGGATCACCCAGCACACCGCCGTCGCTGCGCAGTCGGCCGAGAAGGCGGAGCTGACGTCGCAGAAGATGACGATCTCGAAGGTCGCCGTCACCGCCGTCACTTATGGCGGTTACGTGAACGTCAGCCGGCAGGACATCGACTGGACGCAGCCGGAGATCATGGACATCGTCATCAACGACCTCGCGGCGCAGTACGCGCTGAAGACCGAGCAGGTCGCGGTGCAGGCGTTCTACACCGGTGCGACGGCGGGGACGGTCACGATCCCGGCCACACCCGACGCGGACTCCGTCGCGGCCGCGTTCTGGGGTGCCGCCGGGCAGGTGTACACCGCCACGAAGGGGCAGGGCCGGCTGATCGCCGCCGCGTCCCCGGACGTGCTCGGGATCCTCGGCCCGCTGTTCGCGCCCGTCAACCCCGTCGACTCGCAATCCACCGGGTTCACCGCCGCAACCTACGGGCAGGGAGCGATGGGCGCGATCGGCGGGATCCCCGTCTACGTCACCGGCGGGTTCGCGGCCGCCAAGAGCTTGATGGTGCTCAGCACGGCCGCGACCGAGGTGTACGAGGACCGGATCGGGTCGCTGTCGGTCGTCGAGCCGTCGGTGCTCGGTGTCCAGGTCGCCTACGCCGGGTACTTCGTGCCGTTGCTGCTCGAGCCGCTCGGCGTGATCAAGGTCACGGTGACCTAGATGGCCGACGAGATCTGGGACGCCCCGAACCAGCAGGTCGTCCGTGCCGACCAGTCGGCACCGTGGGACGAAGGCACCGGCGGGGAGGCCGACGAGGCCCCGACCGTCGAGG